TTCAAGAGCTTGACTGTATTGCTCACGTTCGGACTGAATTGCCTGAAGGTTAGCTTCATAGGCCTTGCGCTGTTCTGCAAGTGCCTGAGACTTACGGGTATAGTCCGCTTGTCTCTGATAGCCGTTCCGAAGTTCGTCCAGAGTGACCTCTTGCTCTTCACCGTCAACTTTGACGTAGTAGCGCGGGGTTTCTGGTTGTTCCTCTTCTTCGTCTACCTCGTAGTCACCGTCGTCCTCGACGTACTCTTCTGCGTCATCAGCTTCAGCTTCAAGCTCTGACCCAAATTCGTACTCTTCTAGTTCAACGGGTTCTTCGATAGTTTGTTCTGGATTAGTGCTCTCGTCACTTCCAAACATAACATCGAACATGCTAAGCTGTGGCTGTGCGACTTCCGCGTCCTGCGGATTGGTCTGTGCCGTGCTCATCTTTGATTCCTCATTTCTCGTAGTTTTCAATTTTGTCGTTGTGTACGAAAGCGTTTAGTTGTTCTGTGATAGAATGTAACGCTTGTAGTCGTAGCCAACATAGTTCTCGTTGATTAGGATCTTCGCTGCTTTTCCATTCTGCTGTTAGATTGTCTTCCAAGGTCTTGATAGTTTCTTCAAAGACAGGATTACTAAGTACAATAGACGCTTGAGCAGCGAGTTCTTTTATGTTCATAGTTAGCAGCGGTTTCCTAACTTTGTTTTCTTACCACCGCTTTTTTTCTTATCGTATCCCATATGCTTCTCCTTTACCATTTCTTACAGCTCCAGTATCGGGCTGTAAGTTTACTAGGGGGATTAGTATCGCACTTGTGCCTAGCTCTGAAGCTACGCCTACGCCCCGGTTGATCCTTCTTGATAGTCATATTAGGATCACCGAACCTGATAAGACGAACCTTGTCGCCTTGTTTAGCTAGTACTGCAAACTTCTTAGATTTACCAGAGGTGCGCTTGGGCTTATTGTAGCCTGAAAACTTTTCACCTCGGTAAGTAATCATTTGAGTTTTTCCTTAATAAATTCAACGTCTTTCTTCAGAGCTTCTGTTTCTCTGTGTCTACGCTCCAGGACATCGGGGGTCATCATGGAGACAATCACCGACATCTTCTGGCTTAGCATCTCGGTGTCTACGTCTTTTTTATCCAAGCGTTGATCTAGTTTCTTGACAGAAGACCACAGACTGCGTAGTTCTTCTAGGATGTTCTTGAGTTGGTATTTAGCGACAGCGCTAGCGCCTACGATAGACGCAGCCAAGCCGCCGAGCGTAATCAGGAATTTTACGTCTAGTTCCATTCACGACTAAGTCTTAATCAGAAAGTTCATGGGAATGTATTTGATAACGTCTGTACCCGCCGTGGCCGAGGCGTTACCAGACGAGCCAAGGGTAAAGCCAGTGCCTACGCCTACCGGGAAATACGTACGGAAGTCAGGTAGTTTAAACACAAGACCATCGGGGTCAAAGGTTGTGCCTATGGCTGAGTACAAAGCGCTGTACGTGGAAACGCTGGGGGAAGACCCGTCGCAGAGCAGCCAGTCGTTTACACCGCTGTTAGTCTGCGTAGTAGGCGCTGCTGCACCGGCCCACATTATGACCATGCCTGTCTCGAAGCCTAGCTTGTTAAGCTGAGCTGCCGAGGCTCTTGCAGGCGCGGTGCCAAGGTTAGGAAACTGCGACTGCAGGACGTTCTTAATCAGCCGTAGGTGGTCGTCACCTTCGGAGATATTGTCGCTAGCTGCTGGCTGTGTGGTATTAAGTTGACTTATATACGTAGCAGATTCTACGGTCATCTTTTTCTCCCAGAGCTATTAGCTCTAGTTTTGTTTATTATAACATGGTGCGGCAAGTTAGTCAAGGTTTGGTAGGCCAGGTAATGTTTCCCGGGAAACCAGCCTGCTGCGGTACATCGAGCAGAGCTGTACGGTAGTCTGCCCATGCTTGTTGCTCTGTTGAAGACAGCTCTGCCCAGCGGAGCGGGTTGGTGACAATGGGGTCAACTTCTCGTACCAAAAGTTCGTTACGATAAAATCTAGTATCAGAAGCTTTTTGCTCTGCGCTTCTGTAATCAACTTGGCTAGTTACGCCACCGATGATTGTATTGTGGCTTGAGTCTATAGCGTTCTGCCATACTTCTTCAGACACCTCTACGTTAGGCTCGGGTATATCTGTATGGATTTCCTGGTCGTACCAGCCTAGGATTTGACCGTTGTTGTCTACGTGTGCAATTTTCATATTTAAATCCCTACCGCTATCCATCGTTTAAGAGGTATTGCAGAACTAGAGTAAGTAGTAAATTTAGTTCTGGTAAGAGACGTTGCAGCCCAATAAATTGGGTTAGTAGGATCGTTCCAACTGGTTGCAAGTGTTATAACAACGCTAAAACAGTAGCTTGGAAAAGCTATTGGAAACGAAACATCGTGATAACCACTAGTACTGTTATCGTATCCCCATTGTATATAGAGACCATTAGGTAGCTTTACATAACCGCTAGAACTGTTAGAGCTGCTGTAGCTCAGCGCGTCGTTACCGTTGTGCCAGAGGGTTCCATTGACGCCGTCTAGGTAGTCGAACTCTGTAGAGGTAACGCCTGTATCGTACAGGCTCTTGGCGTAGTTTAGGTCTGTAGCGTCGCCGGTAAAACCGTCGAGCTTGTTAAGTTCTGCTGTAGTTGCTGTAAGACCGTCTAAGATGTTGAACTCTGTAGAGGTAACGCCTGTATCGTACAGGCTCTTGGCGTAGTTCAGTTCTGTAGCAGAGCCGGTATATCCGTCGAGTTTGTTCAGCTCTGTACCGGTGGAGGTAATCGCTGTACCTCCCAGGGTTAAACTGTTCAGAGTAGCTGTACCTGACGTGGACAAGGTGTTGAACGTAGAGTTACCGCTGGATGTTACGTTACCGGTGACGTTGCCAGTTACGTTACCTGTGACGTTACCTGTGACGTTGCCGGTTACGCTACCGGTGTAGCCTGAGCTAGCCGCAAGAGTTGTAAAAGAACCGCTGCTAGGCGTTGTAGCTCCCACGGTTGTACCGTCTACGGAACCACCGTTGATATCAGCCGTGCTCAAGGTAGCAGAGGAGAGCGTGGCCGTGCCTCCTGTGATTGCTACGCTGTTAGCGTTCTGCGTGGCTATGCTGCCTAGGCCCAGGTTGTCCCTGGCGTCGGTGGCGGTGATTGCGCCTGTACCGCCCTTGGCCACGGGCACAGTGTTAAGCGTAAGCACCACGGAGCCGGTGGAAGCGTTAGTGGCCAGTGGTGAGCCAGCGGCCATAGAGGTTACACCGGAGATTGCTACCTCAAAGGCGTCCTTCCGTATCTTATAGGTCTTGTCTTGGCTAACGTCTACGATAGCTAGAACGTCGTCGTCGGCAACGGTGATCGAGCTGATTTCGTCAAGGTCTGTGATTTTTTTGTTGCTAGCCACTGGCTATCTCCTAGGCTTCTTGAATTGTTAACACGCCTGCTTCTACTTGGCGCAGGATTTCGGCGTAGTGGCGGTTGGCTGGATCGAGTGGTACGAATAACTCTTGTCCGTCGATGGTTGCACGGATGCTATCATTAACGCCATTGATTTGACGGTACTGTGCCGATGTAATGTCCATATTATTCATATTTATAGTTCCGAATCTGCTACCCAGTGAATTAACAAGTTAGTATTAGCGAGTGTCGGAGCGCTTTCTACTCGCATACTAAAGCCATTGGTTCCTATTCCATATGTAGCTGAATTTAAATCAAGTGCGCCAGCTTGTGACCAACCAGTTCCAGCATAATATGGGTTATAACGATATATGACTGGTAACGCTCTTTTAACAACTGCAAAGTTAACATGACCAAGTAAAACGTTTGCAGTGGTTGAAACTCCCGAAACAGTTAACGAACCTGAAACTGACCCTACATTTTGTACTGGTGCGGTATTATAATCAAAACTTTTTTCATAATACCTCTGACACCGTGCAAGCTCATCACCAAATGGGCGATGCTCAAACGGGGTTGCCTGCGAGCCGTATTCCAACTGACATAAAGCCAAATCAAGTGTGAAAGTTGTCGTTGGTTGTAGCACCATGTTGATTGATAAAAATGACGTATTAACACCATCGCTGCCTAATGTTTTTCCAGACAAGCTTCCTAAAGTTTTTGTAACAGTATATCTTGTCCAAGATGTGCCGATACTGACAGTTTCTGTTAAAGTAACATCAGAAGATGGACTTCCACCAGTTCCAAAGTCTTGAATAAAAAGAACATCTATATCCATTGCTGCATCTGCTTTGGCATAGAAAGAAAGCGTAACTGTTTGTCCATCAAAACGGGTTACATCTTCAATCTTTTGAACCAAAGAAGAATTACCGTTAGTTGATGCTCCCGTTTGATTGTGTCTTAAATAATAATATGCGTTTGGTACATCTGTCTGACCAAGAGTAAAAGTTTCTTGAGACAATGTTCTAGCTGGAGTTCCTCCTGTACCATCTCCAGAAAACCAACGGTCTAGTGTGTAAACATTGTCAGTAGTGAAGCTAGTTCCGCGTTGGCTAACAGAAAAATTACCATTGATAATCAGGTTCCGATACCCGTGTACCGCTGTGTCTGCAAAGCTGTTGTTCTGGATTGTGCTTAGTGCCATTAACTAGATCCTTACGCTAAGAGTGCGTCGAGCGTCAGTGCCTTAAGTTCATCAGGAGTAGCAGCAGCTTCAATGCGAGCGTCATTTGTAATATCACGAAGCACTTGTTTTTCAGCAGCAATCTCAGCAGCACCGGAGCCAGCTTCCAACGCCTTCATATAAGCTACATCGAGATCAGCTAACCGAGGCGCACGTTCGATGCGTAAGTTATCTTTATGGATTGCTTTGGCAGCTACCATGTCTACTTCAACAGCAGCACCATTGAATTGCCATGCACCTCTAAAGGTACGATCTGCGGGTACAGTAAGAGATGATGCGTCGCGTACATCACCGTTGATATTAATATAAGTTGTCATTGAACAACCCTCCATGCATTTCTAAAACTACGGTCAGATGGGATTAACTCTACAGGCACAATCTTCAGGATCGTTCTGTTGCCTTGATAGTCCCGCCAAACAGCAGGGTCTATGTCTTTCATTACCAGATACTCTATGGCTTCTTCCTCCGTCATAGCATCTATAGGTTCAGCGTATGGGTGTTCCTTTGGTTCTCCATCAGGTACATCTCTGTCGCGCTGGTAGGTGTTAATAGGTGGTAAAATGCCACCAGCTAATGCACACGCCATCCAATTAGGATCAGGGACTAGTACCTTTGCTGGTTCGTCTGGTGCGGTGGGGTCTTCAAACAAGACGCGATACTTGCTCTGCACTGGCTCTAGCCGTGACTTAGCTTCTAGCAGTCGATCCCAGAGATGCCCGTGCGTCATGCTAGGTCTCCGTGTGCGCTAAAAGAGTTTTGGTCTGCATCCGCTAGTGTTTGGGCGCTATTTGCAACTTGAAATTCAATTGTTGAAGTAGCAGTCAAACGACTTCTTGGAGAAAACCTCCAGTTATTGTTTATATATGTTGATCCTCCAGTAACTTCCGCATTGGTGTTTGAAAAAGACGAAGAGACCCCAAAACTTGAAGAACCTGTTAAAGTGTCAGTGATGCTTGAAATATTAAAACTGTCTCTAATAGATTGTGTACCTATTTGATTAAAATTAGCCCAAGCCTTTGCAGAGCCATTAACCACATAGCTTGTGCCTACCGTGGTTGTAGCGTCGGAGATGTTTGAGACTGTTAAGGTGCTCATGCTAAGTCTCCGTGAGCTGAAAGTGAAAAATCCACCCCTCCATCTGTTACAGTCCCTACTGTACACGCAAATGCTTCTGTCAGAATAGAACTTGCAGACGTATTATTTGCAACAATTGCTCTATTAATTGTTCCATCACTATGGATTCCAACAATTACAGTTTCTAATGCGGAAGCTAGACTTGACGTTAGGTTAATTGTCGTCAATCCTGTCGATCCGTCTGTTGCGCTAGAAACATTAAAAGAAGTGTTGACTACACCAGCGGGAGTACAATCAACCGTAGCCGCAGCAACCCCTGAGACTGCACGACTAGCTGTTTCACCCGTGGCTTTTATGTTGGAGACTGTGATTGTACTCATGCTAGGTCTCCATGTGTTGCATAACATAAGACAATTAAGTCTCTTGCAGTAGCGTTTTCATCAGCACAAAGATGGCTTCCGCTGTCGGTAGCTAATGAATAAACACGAACAAAAGTTCTATTGGCCGCGCTTTCATTATTATTGTTATTTGTTTTACCACCAGCATCCATAACATTATTAGAAGAGCTAAGAGCAGATGAATATGTTATTTTCCCGTTTCCTGTCGCTAAATCGCTAAAACTTGATACATTGAAACTCTGGTTAATAACCGGAGTACTATGATTAACATTGGCCCAAGCCTTTGCAGCACTCTGCTTAGTCAGTGCAATAGGTCCAGTACCAGCAGCGTCACTGATCGTATCCGCTCTTATCTCAGACAATGCTCAAGTTCCCTCCGCTGGCTACAGTGAGAGTAACACCAGAGCCAATCGCCAATGGTCCTGTGGCTGCTGCGTTCTCGTCTGCTGCAATGGTTGTATCAGTAGAAAGTGTCTGATCGTTTATTCTGAAGATAGCTGTTTCGATCTTGGTGTCGGTTGTTATAAACTTAGTAGCACCGACTTGCCCCGCAAATGTACCGCCAGTGGTTGCTGCTACTGCATCAGCTACTGAGAAAATACCGTACGCGATGATCTCGACCAAGTCACCAGCCGTTGCGCCAGAGGTAAGTGTCACAGAGGTCTTAGTCGTAGCCGTGTAGTCGGTGGTGTCTTGCAAGAGTACGCCGTTCAGGTACACGTCAACGTAGCCACCGTCTTGATACGCTAGTGTTTTACCGTTGCTGTCTGCACCGCTGAACACAGTTTGGGCTGCGGTTGCTGTGTAATAGAACCGACCTCTGACGTTGTTCTTTGGTGAGTTACCTATGTAGGGCATTTAGTTGTACCTCTTGCTGGATTATGATGTACGATAGGTTAATGTAAAATACATATCCCAAGCTTGGGTCGCGTTTGCATACTGCATACCGTCCCACGTTGATGAATTGTTAAAGCTCCAATAAAAAGAAAATGAATTAGCGCTATTACCCATATAGGGAACCAACTGAATGGCGTTTGATGGTGGGGTTACATACCTAAACATCACTGAGCCTACAAATCTTCCCTGCGAAGCACTAGCAAAAGGAAGACCTGACACTATTACATCAGATGTACTTGTTGTGTTAGTTATGTCAGTAAGGTCGCTAGTTACTGTAACAAGGTTTCCTACTTTAACGTAAGCAGAATGGTCTATTGTTACTGATCCTACGTTAAGAGTAGGAGTCCATGAGCCAGCCTCTATATCGTCCAGCAAATTTTCCGACCCTGTGCCTCCAAGGTATATTCCACCGTTTGCTGTAATAGCATCTGTAAACGTGGAAGCAGCAAGATCACGGGCTTTGGACATAGGTTACTCTCCGAGTTGGCTGCTGGCTACGTGTGCTTGGTATGCAGCGATGACTTCAGCAGTATGTACGGCGGCGGCTATGGCTTGAACCTCTGTAGATTCACCGGATACGTCGTCACCCGGGGCTACTACATGGCGGCTAAAGCTGCGGCTGATCTCTACACCGTCGCGCTCGATGACTGTGGCTGTACGCACTTGGATGTGCTTGTAGTCACCAACGATTTCAATTTTGTCTTCTACTGTTCTTTCTGTTAGTGCCATTTTTTATCTCCTTATGGCTATGGACTGACTACCCTGTGATCCAACAGGGGTGGTTAATCTGTCTTATATGTCATTGAAAAAAGAATATCATTATCTCCGGCTGTAGTGTTCAAATCAGCTACATTTATACCAAGGTTTCTTTGTCCTCTTGGTTCTGACGTATTGAACTTTATCAAACGAACAGCCGTATTATTTGTCTGCAAAAAACCTGTTGATGGAAAATTAGTGTTTGTCCAATCAGTACAGTATCCAATAGATAAAACAGAATAAGCATTACTAGGACTAGTATTAGTGAAAGGGAGACCCTGTAATTCAACAAAACCACCACCACCAGAAACAGCGTCTGTTCTTACTCTACCTTGGACATGAACCATGTCCCCTATTTTAACGTACACACCAACTTGTATGCTATAAGTGATTGTTGGATGACTTCCCGAGCTGCTTTTATATACTGGGGTCCATGTGCCAGTCTCATAGTCATCCAGCAGATTTGCCGACCCTATCCCGCCGAGATACACACCGCCATAGAGGTAGAGGTCTTTGAAGCGGACATCCGACCATCCAAGAGTTATAGCTCCATCACGATTTGCAGGAGTTGAAGGGTCAACTGGTAGGATAGCATCATTACCGCTAATAAACTGTATCCCTGTGTCACCAGACCCGATGGCAATTCGACCTGAGTGAGCCGCAATACTCCCCACAGTGGTGCCGTCTTTTCGGAATACTGTAATGTCACCATCGTCGGTCAAGCGGTTTAAAAACATAACTTCGCTGCTATCCGATGTGTGTCGAGCTTGACCTGAGTTGTCTAAAGAATGTCCAGTGTTTCCCGTACCGTTGCTTAAATTAGTTCTTGTTGTAGTTCCAACCAACACGTTTTCACTGGAATCAATGGTCAGCGCAGTACTAGTAGCGTTATCGTCGATGCCTGTGCTAGTTATGTTACCGCTTACGGTTACATCGTCTGGAAACACATATGTACCGTCGGTCTGCTTCTCAGGTATCGTGCCTGACTTTTCTGCCTTGCCTTGGAAAACTATGTAGAAGTCGTCAGTGGCTGCAACTGAGCCAGTCATGGTCAGTGCTGTACCGTTGACCGTATAAGCTACAGTTGGCTCTTGCCGTACGTTGTTGACAAAAACTTCGATCTCGCCAGCGCTACCTACGGGGTAGTCTAGCGTGAAGCTTGTTCCTGATCCGCCGGTTAGATCTTGATAACTAACCTGAGAATAACTTTCTGCTGGTATGTTACCAATGTAAGGCATCAGGTGATCTCCAGGATAGACATAACAGCATCTACTGAGGTAGCTGTATCGCTTTTGACTTTGATGCTATCGTTTGTCTCTAGGACTACCTTTTGGTCTCCACCGACTACAACCAGCGAACCACCGGAGGGGATAGGTGCTTGTTTGATCAGGTATGTGTCGTTGGTGCCATCGTTCAGCGTAACGTCTACCAAGATCTGACTAGCGGTTGTGTTAGCTAAGTCTAAGCCTATGACGGTTACCTCGGTAGAAGCACCCACGGTATAGGAACCAACAGCGGTCAGGGTTGTGCCAATGTCGCGCTGTAATTTTCTTT